TATTATTGCAAGATTTCAGGAAGAGGAAGTTTTGCTTCTTTAAATGACTTTTCTACAAAATCAAACTCTTCCTCATCTATACTTACATCAACAGTAGATATCTTATATCCTTTTAGTTTATCTTTATCTTGTGCTTTTTCTTCTATATTAGATACAAGATGAAGCTCACTTTTAAGTATTTTACATTTCTTACATTTCTTTACCCATTCATTATCAGTTTTCCACTTTTCTTTCTTTTCATCTAAAAGCTTTCCAAGTTCAACTCTAAGTTTTTCTTGGAAGAACTTTATTATAAGACTACGATATAAGTCATGTCTTACTTGAGAAACTATCTCAGATGGTTCTTGACATGCTTCTTCAAACTTAGTCATAAGAAGTTCTTCCTCTTCTTTATCAAGTTCAAACTTATATTTAGTCTCTTTAGCAGGAACAGGAGTATCGTTTTTAAATTCTCCTCTCATAATTACCTCCTTATTTTAAATCCCAAAGTTTACTAATACCAAATCCACTTATATCTATATCTTTATTTCCTTCCTCATTTAATGCCTTTTCTAAAGCATCAAACATTCCTTTATTATCAGGAGTATAAAGAATAGACTTTCCACTCATTATAAACTTATCTATTCTATTATCATTTTGAAGATTTTCCTTCTCTATGATATCAAATATACTAAGTTCTACCCAGAAATTATCAGAAATAAAGTGTGCATTTGGTATCTTATCATTACTTAAATATTTATCAAGATATTTAAACAGTCCCTCTTTTGTACATTCAAATACTTTTATATTATGTCCTAAGAAGTTTCTAAGTATTCTTTCATCATCTACAAGGTTATTTTTAAATACTAAAAAATAATTATTCTCATTATCTAGATAGTTTTCTATATTCTTATTAATAAAGCTAGGAATAGTAGCATAACACATATTCTCATACTCTTCTAAAAGAAATTTCAATTCTTCTCCAAACATAATACTTGGTTTTAAATAAATAAAGTTCTTATTTATATCACTTGGAATAAATATAGAACTTTCCTTTGGAATTAGTACTAATTTCTTAAATTCATTTACTTTTACAGTATAAGGAATAGCTAGAAAAAACTCAAGTTTTTTAACTATAGAAGAAAGAAGACGATTAAAATCGTCCTCTTTAATTCTTCTAAAGTTATCTCCTAGTATATCCAGACACCATAAATCATAACTAAAAACTACATTATTAACCGTAGTTAATATAGTTTGTACATTATTATTATTTACTTGTGTTTCTGAACTCACAATGAAGACCTCCTTCTATTAATTCAAACATAAACTCATTAAGTGCTAATCTTATTCTTTCTAGATTAGTAGATAAACACTTTCTTTCATCATAAAATGCTGGGAAGTCTTTATGAATTTTAAATCCTGCTGCATTTTGATGACCTCCACCTGTAAATCCATACATAGTTCCAATAAACTCAGCAAGATTATAACTAGGAAATTCAGTATATCCATCTTTTGTGTAAACTGTTCCTCCAAACTTATTATAAGTTATAACACAATCTGTTTTATCAAACTCTTCCATAAACATTTCTTTTACAGCTGAGCTATATTTCCATTCTACTGGAAGTAAAACTATGTTATAATGTTTATTAGTTTTAGGGTCAAATCTATACACTTTATCTCCTAGTTCATCTTTAAGTACGTCTTCATATACTTTAGAAACTAGTTCTTTATACTTAGTATAACATTCTAAGATAAATGCATCAACTTCCTTATTATCAAGTCCATCATATAGTTTTGCAGCATCAATTAAATGCTTAAATACATCTTTCTCATTATCAAACATTTTATCAATACTACCCATCATTTGACCAAGAATATACTCATTATCTGTACTCTTATATTCTTTCTTCCATAAGAAAGTATCCCAAAGATTTACTTTCTTACTAAAGTATATAAGATTTTCCATAAACTTAGAAGCTTTACTTACGTATTCTTCAACTATAGTTTCGCATTCTAATACTCTTTTGCACATTCTAACTGCAGAAATAGATGCTCCACAATGATAAATATCTGTTATAACTTCATAGTCTTCAAATACATCAATGTTGGGAAGTCCAAACTTATTATTAAGTTCTTCTCTACTTCTATAGTTACCTTCATGATGGTCATACCAAGTGAACTTAAGTGTTTTACCAAGTACATGTTCTAATGCAACATTTTTAAGAAACTCTTGTGGGTTCATAAACATTCTGTCTGTAAATGCTATCTCTACATTCTTATAATGATGAAGCTTTGATTTAAGCTCATTATAGGCATATATAGCAAGTTCTGTACTAGTAGCCTCTGTAGAAGTACGTTCTAAGTATACAAATGTGTCATATCCCATCATAATAGCTCCAAAAAGCATATTAATAGCACTTGTAACTCCATCTAAATCAGAATGTGATATTACAACTAATGCTTTATCACTTTTATTGTGATATTCATAAGTTAAACATCTTTCTCCATATACTGTCCCTTTTTCAAAATCCTTTACTGCTGTTAAATGTAAAATCTCCATTTAAATCTCTCCTTTTTATATTTATTTGTAGAACTCTCTACAGATTAATATATCTAACTAATAGGAATAGAAGAAAAAAGAGAATATCTTAACTTAAGCTTATTTATAACTTTTCTATCAGTAAATACTTTACTATTAATAGCATTAAGTTTACTAAATAACTTTCTATCATAGAAGTCAAGATTATTCTCTTTTATTACTTTATACATGTATACATAAAGGTCTAAACTTTTATAATCAGCATATATAGAACCATATGGTTCTACAAACTTTCTTATAAATTCAAGTTTACTCTTTTTAAGTAGTTTATTACTAAATTCTACATCTTTATCATCTGGGTCATATCCATATGTATCTTTAACATATTTCCTAAATTCTACAAAGGAAACTGTTTTAATTAGGCATATAAGTTTCTATGTTGGTTTAAATCCACTTTTATATAATGAAATCACTTCTTGGTATACTTTTATATCATAGTTTGAATATTCCCTCATTTCTTATCTTACCTTCCTTTAAAAATCTTATAGATATTTCCACCTTTTTTCTTAGCCTTTTCCTCTTTTTGTATAGCTTGAGCTTCTGGACTATCTTTTCTATATCCATTTATATAATTACTTGCATATTCAGCTGGTATTTCTGTACCATATTGATGAATAAATCCATCTTTAAATAAGTTTTCATTCTTTCTTTTATTAAAAGTATTTATAGTTTGACTAAAACTCATATCAACTGGATACACAACATGACCTAAGTCTCCTCCTACTCTTCCTACTCTTGATAAAGTTTGTATTATCTCACTTCTTGCAAAAGTAAACTCAAGTAAGACCAAAGCTCTTATCCTCTTGTCATCATAACCCCTTCCTATTTTCTGAGTAGTAGATACAATAAACTTTTTATTTTTATTAACTTCATTTTCTTTTACACTTTTACTACTGTTTACTATACCTATATCATCTTCATCAATTCCAAATCTTTCAGTCAGTTTCTTAGCAACTATTTCACAATTTTCAATTCTTCCTACAAAGAAGACTATTCTTCCATCTTCATCTAGAAGCTTTTTAAATAAACTATCTTCTTTATTATACATTTTATCCATTATAAAATCCAAGAATATATCTTTTCTTGCAAATATATTATTATACTCTATTTTAAACATTGACTCATTCCAACCTCTTATCTTAAGAAACTCTTTTCTAGTTGGGTTCATCTTTCCTCTTATAAAGTAAATATTTTTATTAGGAGGAACTTCTATATCGTCTCCCATATGAGCTACCTTTTTATAGATAAGTTGAAATACTCTATTATCTGTTTGTAGATTTCTATATGGTGTTCCTGTTAGATATAGATTATATTTAAAAGTAAAGTATACTTCTAGTTTATAAGTAGTAGAAACATTTCTATCTACTTCATCTATTATTTTCATAGTAAGCCCCATTTTATTTGCAAATATTTCAGATATTTCTTCCATTCCATATGTTTTACATATACTATCTAGCATACTATGAGTAAGAAATAAACCATTTATCTTATCATAGTTAAGTTCCATTATATCAGAACCCTTACTAAGTATATACAAACCATCAAAACCAATTACTTTTCCTATACTTTCATATCCTTGCTTTATTAAATCAGTGTTATACACTATAAATAGAAACTTGCAATTCAAATTACTAATGCAATAAGATGCAAGATAAGTTTTACCTACTGTTAGACTATGTCTTTAAACTATATCGTCTCCGATATAATCTACGAACCGTTTCGTATATAATAATACTACTCTACTAGCTATTAAATATAGTAATTTGCAACCTATATTTATTTCTTCCAAGTTAGTTAAGCTCCTTACCTCATAGATTAAAATGCTAAATTAAAATAGGTTATACCCGATAATACTCAATTAAGAATATTATCGGGATTTTAATTTGCTTTTTAAACTCTAACTCTATGGCTTTCGATAGTCGTTGGACCTATCTGTTTATTAGCTTTTAGCTTTTGTTACTACTGTTAATACTACATCAGTTGCAGAAGATGAATTATTAATTTCAGCTTGTTCTTTAACTCCTGTTATACCACCAGTAGCTGTCCATTTAAGACCATCTCTTTGCTTAGCAGCTGCTTTTTCAGTCTTAATTGTAACTGTAGGCCAAGCTAGTCCTTTAAGACCAACAGGAGCTGTTGGTGAATTTCCTGTAACTGTTACTTCTTTAGAAGCTTGACCGTCAATTAATGCATCTTCTCCACCTTTAAAAGTAACTTTTATCTTTTTATTTGCAGGTGGAGTAGGTGGAGCTACTGTAGTAACACCTTTTAAGACTTTATTAAAAGATTTATTTACAAATTCTATAACTTTAGTTACATCAGATAACTTAACTCCAGTTATGTCTTCTGCAATTAACTTATCTACATTAGCTCTAGTTACTACAGTTTCATCTACTCCTATTTTATTAAGTTCAAGTCTTAAAGCAAGAAGAACTTGTTGATTATCTCCGACAGCTCTCCAGAACTTTCCTACATCAAGTTTAGATGTTTCATTTGCTTTTTTAACTACTTCATTGATAAATTTATCAATATTATACATACCGTATACCTCCTTTTATTTATTTACAAATTTATAAACAGACTTCGTTGCTCAACACACCCATAGTTTACAACATTAATTACTATACCAATAAGCTTTAGACTTATTGCCATAAGTATATCACTACACTTACTTAGTAGTTATAACATTTTGAATGCTCCAAGCAGTTAGGTTCGTGAGGGCTTAGTAATAACTTAACCCTGGGGATAAAGCAAGAATAATTCTTTTATCTTCATTTAAGATAAAGTGTTTTACAAGTTTATCAGCTAGTTTCTCTTGATGTTTAAGAGGAGGAAAATTAAGTTTATAAGGAACTGTATCTTCATAACCTATTTTTACTTCCTTATAAGTATAATAGTTCCTAGTAACTGATAAAATTATATCTTTTGATATCTTAGGAATAGCAATAAGTGTATCATCTTTAGTTTCTCCTTTTATTTCAAAGAAAGCTTTAGGTATTTGCTGTTCTGTTTTAAACTCAATAGTAGATAACTTTGACTTTAAGTTCATATAGCTATGACCTGTAAGACTATTCTTTGGTATAAAGAAAGCAGTAGATGACTCATATATTACATACAATAATATCACCACCTTTATTTTAAAGAAAAAAATAAAAAAAATAGTTACCCCTGACTATGATATTTGTCAGGGGTATTTTAATATTAGTAATATTTACTACGGTCACAAATTACAAGAACTGAAGTAGAACCAGGTATAGGTTTTACTTCAATTCCTCTTTTCTTAAGTAGTTCTTTGTATTTAATTCTTTTAGGTCTTTTAAACATAATTTATCCTTTCTTAGAGCTATCTTCTTTTTCTGATTTACCATTTAATAAATGGTCAACACTTCTTATATCTTTTTCTATAAAGTAAGAATTAGGCATTTTGATTTTCTTATTTTTCTTTCTCATTTAAATATCTCCTCTTTCAATAGTTGCACATTCATCTTCATCTAAAGCACCTTCAATATCATTTATTGCCATGTCTGCTGTGAATGTTCTATTTATTATATTATTAAGTTCTTGATATAAATCTCCTCTTGCTGTATCTCTTTTATGAGTAATAATGTTATAGAATACATCTGTTTCAGATGGTTGAACATTTTGTTTAGTAAGTTCAAATATCTTTTTAATGTATCCGTGTATCATTCCTATTCCTATATTAGAGCTCTTTTGAGGAGAAGTTATTGTATTTGATACATTTGTATATTTAATAGACTTACTATCAACAGTTGCTCTTTTACTATCATCTTCTCCATCTTTAAGAAGTACATAAATAAGAGTTTCATATTCTATAAAGTGGTCAAGTTTAAGTCTGTCTTTCATAAACTTATAAATGTATCTTATCTTTTCTTCAGTAGTTTCAAGTGAGTTTATAAATTCTTTATTATCTTCAACGAATTTATTACCTCCATTGATAACTTCATAAAATCTTTCAGCTACTGCAATAACACTATCATTTGGAATATCTATTTTATAACTTCCATCTTCCATTGCATGTATATCTTGAGTAGTTTCAAGTCTTATTCCATTAATATAAAGTTCATTTTTAGATTTTAAAGGCATTCCACTTGCAGATACTTTAAGAGGAATACTTCTAAGTTCTACTTTATATTTCTTATTAAAGTAAATCCTATCAAATTCCATCTTCTTTATTATATCTGTAGTTCTTATAAACTCTTCTAAGTCAATATCTCTTATGTCTCCATAAGAAATCATTATAGCTTTTACTATTGCTACTATAAAGTGTTTTATAGATATAATACCTTGAACTATATCTGATATATGGTGTATTATATAAGAGATATAGTTATTATAGTGAATTGCATTATCTCTCATAAACTTATTAAAATGACCAAAACAGTTAAGACAGATATTTTCTCCAGTACAGTTAATAATACTTCTTATTCTAAGTTCTTTACCAATCAAGTCAAGTCTGTCATAATCAATATATCCTGCTATTTCACCTTTATCATCTACATAATACTTTCCTCTAAAGAAAATCAAATCACTTTCTTTTTCTATCTTTATATGCCAAGTAGTATGTGTACCACAATCATGAATTACTTCTCTTGTATCTGCAGCATTTAATTTTGCAGGAAGAAGAGCACTCATTACATATTTAAAGATAGTTCCACCTTCTTTAATATCATTCTTACCAACAAATCTTGCTTTAATTGCCATTTGGTCCATATACATAATATCTCTTTTCTTCCTAAGACCATTTATTAATGGATTTCTTATAGGTTCATGAGCAATATATGTATTTTGAGCATCTGGCATCATTCCATATGTAACACCAAATGTTAGAACTTGTGCAAGATTTGCTTTAACACCACTCATAAAGTAATAACTTAATGGGTCAATAAAGATATCTCCAGTTTCAAACAGTTTTGCAACTTCTTTAATCTTTCTATCAACTTCCCACGGAGTGTCTGTATCTTTATAAAGTGGTTCATCAAGTATTTTCTTATATCTTTCATCATTTAAGTATGCTTTTATATAACCAAGCAAACTATGCTGTACTGTAACTATATCATTTCCTATTATAGAAAGACGATAAAATTGAGATTTAAGTCTATCAAGTATAAAAGGAATAGAAATCTCAGGCATAAAAAGTTCTTCATCTTTAAGAAGAGCTCTTAGTACCTGAGTTGAGTATTTCTGAGGATTACCTTTTTCATATGAAGTAGTAAAAAATAACTTCTCTCTTATACTTCTTTTTCTTGATACCTTAAAGGCATCAAACATATTCTGAAGACATGCATTAACATATAGTTTAGCTGCATTTGCTTTCATAAAGAAATCATCAAAGAACTCCATCATATATTCAGTATTATTTAAAGGTTCTTGTCTTATTCTTCTTGCAAGTTCAATAAGATGTTCTTTATTATTATACTTAAACAGTTCCATCATACTTGTAATTCATCTCCTTTATGTCAGTAATTGCATTAATACAGCACATATCATCTTCAGTTATAAGTTCTCCCCAATCTATTACTCTTTCTTTCTTAGAAAGATAATGTTTTGGACCCATATTATATATCTCATATACTCTCACATTACCTTCATATATAAGATATTTCTTATTCTGAGTTTGAATTAGAATAAAACCTTCTATTTCTGCACCTATTACATGGTTTTTAGTGGTTCTAGTTCTAGTATCTATATTAACATAACCAAGATGTCCTTTAACACTTCTTTCTTTATAAATACTAGTAAGTTTTCCAGTATCAGGATTTATAACTTTTCCACAATAAAAATATCTATTTTCAGAAATAGCAGAAAAATCAGAGGATAAAATAAGAGAATATCTTCTATTCTCATTCTTTCCAAATAAATAGTAGCAACTTTTATCTTCTTCTACTTTAGTATCAAGATAGGAAGAAAACTTCCTATCCTTCATACTAATCATGTGTATTGGTGGTAGTTTATATTTATACATATCTACCTCCCTAAACAAACAAGTACATCATTTAACATAACATATTTATATTCACTATTAGTTCCACTAAAGAATGGTTTTATATCATACATTATAGTAGATTTACGCTCAATACTTTCAATAGTTGCTATATCAAGACTTACATCATCTCCGTCTATTTTACCTGTAACTATTTTATCTCCTACTCTTAAAGCTAGTGCTGTACATTTATTTGCAACTACATCTCTAGTATAAACTACAAATAAATCTTTTAAAGTTTTTACATCTTTAGGAGCTCTTATTACCAGATTGCTATCATCATCCACATCTTCCTGAATTATAATCTCAATGCTATCAATATCTTTTGCTTCTTTACCATACTTTATCACACTAGCATATGGGTCTAAATCAATAGTATTTCCATTTGATAGTTTAATATGATAAGTATTTTCTTCTTTCTCCATGTTAATATCTGTTTGAGGATGCTCTAAATCAAATTTACTACTCTTATTAAGTACTAACCCATCTAAAGTTAGTAAAGAGAAGTTATCATCATTCTTACCCCAATTCTCAGTATTAAACTCATTCATAATTGCACTACCATCAACATACGCAAATTCATATGCTTTAGGATAATCTTTACTCCAGTTATCAATATAATCTGACGCTAGTAAATAACTTCCTTTTGCTAGTGTAATTTTAGTATTCTTTGTAATCTTCATGACTACCTCCTTATAATTTAGTTATAACACTTGATTATATTTAATTATCTTCTACTCCAAATATATCATCTGTTGTAGTATACTCTTTGTTTTTACTACTCATCACTCCAAGCATAGCTTTTCTTAAATAAATCTTTCCCAAAGTAGCAGTTTTACAATATTCTGCTACTTTAGTTTCATCTTTAACTACATCTAGTATTTCATTATAAATACTATCATCTAATTCAAACTCTATTTTCTTCATATAAGTTCAGCTCCTATCACTAAATCATCTTTAACAAGGTTTATTCCTTTAACTCCTTGCGAAGTTCTTCCTACCATTCTTATATCATCTAAATTACAAAGTATAGATTTTCCATATTTTGTATAGATTAGTAAGTTACTCATATCCTCTTGAGATTTCATAACTACTATGTAGTTATTTCTTGAAGTATTAGTACATTTAACTCCTACTCCATTCTTATTTTGAAGTTTAAACTCATTTGGATTTACTCTTTTGACATGTCCACTTTCTGATATAAATACTATTGGCTTTTCTCCTACTTTACACATAGAAGCAACATAATCTTTCTCTTCTTTATTAAGCTTAATTCCTATTACTCCATATGCTCCAACTCCAGTAGGTCTAACCTCAGTACTATCAATTCTTATACACATTCCATTTCTAGTAGCAATTATTACATCTTTGCACTCTCTTTCTTTTGGAATTATAACTATATCTACTATCTTATCTCCACTTTCTACCCCAATAAGGTTCTTTCCATTTGCTTGTATATTTCTTATATTCTTTAAGTCAGTAGATTTAACCATTCCTTTTAAACTACAAGATATAATATTACCATCTTCTACATCATTTACAAACACTAATACTACATTTTCACTTTCTCTTAGACTTAGTACATTTCTAGCAAGCTGTCCTCTTGCAAGTCTAGAAACAGGTTCTATTTCATATACTTTCTTTGAGTATATTCTTCCTTTACTAGTTAAGAATATCAAAGTATTTCTAGTAGAAGTGTTAATTACTTGAGATATTTCATCATCTTCTTGAAGTGTTCCCACTGATGAGCCTTTACCTCCACGCTTTTGCTCTTTGTTTAAATCCTCTGTTCTTTTAATATAACCTTTCTTAGTTATGATTATATTACATGGAGTATCAGGAATAGTATCATCAAGTGTTACTTCTTCTCTTTTCTTTTGTATTTTAGTCTTTCTAGTAAGATATGGCTTTGCTTCTCTAAGATTTCTTATTTCTTCCCATTCAGCAATCATATAAGCATCTACTTCTTTATTAGATACAGTTCTTGTAATTCTTGTAAGAGTTTTTATTCTCTCAGTTACATTCTTTTCCTCTTCTCTTGCATCACTCATATTAAGCTTTGTAAGTCTTGCAAGTTTTAAATCAAGAATATACTGAGCTTGTGGTTCAGATAACTTAAATACTTTCATAAGTGTAACTTTAGCATCTTGGTTATCTTTTGCATTTCTTATTATTTTAACTGCTTTATCTATATCCTTAGTTACTATAAAAAGACCTTGTAAGATATGTAGTCTATCTTGCTTTGCTTTAAGTTCTAACATAAACTTATTATGAAGACACTTTTCTCTAAAAGCAATAAAAGAACTCATAATATCTTTTATATTAACTTTCTCTTTAAACTTACCATTTACAAGTAAGTTATGCAAAGGTTTTAATACTTTCTCAAAAGGAGTTTTATGTATAAGAAGAGAAACTACTCTATCTATACTTTCTCCTTTTGCTAAGTCTATACATATTCTAATACCTGTAGCTTGTGTAGTTTCATCTCTTATGTCTTTTATATTAAGTTCTCCATCATCTACTAAGCTACCTATACTCATAGTTATATCTGGAATATAAGTACCATAAGGAATAGAAGTTATAACTATTCTATCAATTCCAGTCTTTTTATCTTGCTCTAACTTATATTCACCTCTAATTCTAACGTATCCATCTCCACTTGTATAAACTCTTTTAAGACCATCTGTTCCATTTATAATACCCCCTAATGGAAAATCTGGTCCTTTTATTATTTCATACATTTCTTCTGGTGTAATATTTCTATTTTTTACATACTCTATACATAGATTAATTACATCATTAAGATTATGTGGTAAAAGATAAGAAGCAAATCCTACACCTATCCCCATATTACCATTTATTAATAAGTCTGGAAGTACTTCTGGGAGATAGCAAGGCATAGTTGTAGTATCATCATAGTTATTTCTATACTCTACTACTCCTTTTGCTAAATCTTTTAATACAACTTTTTCTGCATACCAAGATAACTTAGCTTCAATATATCTCGGAGCAGCAGCAGAGTCGTTTGCAATAGACCCAAAGTTTCCATTCGGGTCTATATAAGGTATATTATTATTAAAGTCTTGAGCCATGTTTACTATAGTACCATGAACACTTGAGTCACCATGTGGATGGTACTTTCCTAAAACTTCCCCTATTATTCTTGCTACTTTTACATGCTTACCAGAAGAAGTAATACCCATTTGGTTCATAGCATATAAAACTGTAAGTGATGATGGCTTTTGATTATCTTCTGTATTAGATATAGCTCTATCTTGTATAACAGCATATGCATAACCTGTATAGCTTTCTTCTATATCTTGAACTATATCTACTTCATTTATTATAGCTGGCATTACATTCTCCTTATTATCTCTTTTCTTGTATTTGCATTATTACCCATAATTCCTGATATAACTTCATCAGCTTTACTTCTATCACTCATTGTAATCCTTGTAAGTACAAAGTTCTCTGGATTTAATGTAGTTTCAAATAAATCTTTTGGATTGAGCTCTCCTAATCCTTTAAATCTCGTTATATCATAATTATTAATACCTTTTTTATTCAATTCTTTAACTTTCTCATCTTTATCTTTATCTGTTCTACAGTAGTAGATATTTTTACCTTGTATAATTCTATATAATGGTGGATTAGCTGAATAAAGTTTTCCAGCTTCAATAAGTTCAGGCATAAATCTAAAGAAAAATGTAGTTAGAAGAGTTCTAATGTGATATCCCGAATAGTTATTAACCTGTAGCTTTTTATCTACAGCTCTGGAGGTCACCCTCATTTTCATCTAGTGGTCAATTCCACTCCAGTCTAGCGTACGTTTTTACCACTCACTTATAAATACGGTTATAAGTGGGATACTCTGATAGGACAGCCTCTTGGAAGTATTATATTCTTGTAATCCTATTACAAGGTTCAACTTCTACGCGTTGTGTTTGACTAAGTCTTTACTCTTAGCCTTCAATCTCAAGTTAGGTTGGAACCTCCTTGCTTCATTCTATCCTAATAATCCATAATATACCTGAGTATCTTTCATTATGGACGACGGTTTATTCTTGATTTAAATAATTCAAAAGCATCAGAAACTTTTCTTTCTATAGTGAATTTAGCTTCATTAGACATGTAACATGTTATATAGATGTATGTTTCATCGTCTGTTATACAATCATCAACATCCCTTTTATCATGTATTTCGTAATTATATACACTATCTTTGACTCTTTTAGTTATAAGGTCTAGTTTAAAAAGTTCGTCTGCTAATAATTTTAAAAAGAATTCTTTTGCATATTTGTAGTAACTGAAGCATTTTATTATACCTTTTCTACCTTCTCTATTAGATGAACACAATGATAATTTTCTTGCTCCTATTTGTATATTTGCAAATATAGTATCATATTTCCAGTTTTTATTATCTGTTACACCTGATGGGTATTTTGATGTTTTATGTATTTGTCTGTCAAGTAGTACTACATTAAGTATTCTAGGTATAAATAAACATGTTTCAGGAGAATAAATTTTATCTTTTCTATTGTGACATAGTATGTCTTTATCCAATTCATACCCATCACCTTTAAATCCATTTTCTGGATTTTTAACGAATTTATAGAAATTATCAAAATTATACCACTCATCACATATAGTTACATTTGTGTATGATGCATCAGTTGCTACTCTTCTTAATAGATTTCTCCACCTAGCTGCAATGTTTTGAATAGGTCCATCGTAAAAATTATCAGTAATATTATATAACTTACCATATCCACCATACTTATTAACTCTTTTTCTTTCTATACTATAATCTAATACTTCTCCTCTTTTTATATTAGATATACAAGCATTGCGTATAGAACCAGTTTCTAAAAACTCAACTTTATATACATTATTAGAAGGGAATTTTTTATTCTCTGCTAATTCAAGTACTTTTAACTTACCACATGTGTTACTATCAAATATTTTTCCTATATTTAAATCAATCTTTTCCATATAATCACCTCTGGTCAATTGTTATATGGAATTTGGTCTCCAACAGCATCAATATCACTATCTGTAGCTATTATTATCTTACCATAACGCATCTTCTTAATATCAAATGTATCTAGAAATCCTGCTCCTATAGCATTAATAATAGATTTTATCTCTTCATTTTTAAGAACTTTTTGTAAATCTTCTTTCTCTACATTTATTATCTTTCCTCTTATTGGTATTATAGCTTGTGTAGCTGGGTCTCTACCTTGCTTAGCTGAACCACCTGCACTATCCTTTATGTCATCTAGGACGCAACTCCTAAACAGTTCTCTTATGAACTTCATCATATGATGTTTGGACTATATCTTTTCTCCCTCCGTTTCGATTTAAATAGGTTGGCATTTATAACCTTACCGTCATAAGCTTACGGCTCTACATATGTTATACCCACTTTTATTATTTACTGAATATAACACCCTAGTCTCTGAACATATTTCTAAGGTTTATTATACCTTAGAAACTTCGTTGCGTCGATTGTACCTAATCTTAACGTTTTCACCATGCTACTTACCACTATTACGGTCGTAGTTTTATAGTACATCACTGTCTATAAGTAGTAGTTAAGACATTATTGGTAGTTTCCCGCAGTTAGAAGGGTTTAATGAAGGTAATAGTAGTTTGCCTTCAACTATAATGAGCATTCTATCTTCTACTTTTGTATGAGATGAGCAATCTGCAAGTTTTCCTTTAAATTTATCTACCATATTCTTTTTAATGTCTGAACTTGCATCTTTTATTTTCTTTATTTCTTCTCTTTGCTTTCTAGTCTTCATTATTCTATTAAGAATTATATTACATTCTTTAGGATTATCCATTAAATATATTTCAAGATTAGAAAAAACACAAGAAGAAACCATACTAATATACTCAGGATTATTAACCTTTGCTTTAGTTTGACCTTCAAACTCAGGTTGTGCTCCTTTAAAACTTATTATACACATAAGACCTTCTTGTATTTCAGAACCTTCAAAGTTACTATCTTTATCTTTAAGAAAACCAACTTCACGAGCTACTTTATTAATAACTCTTGTAAGTCCTGTTTTAAATCCAGTTTCATGTGTTCCACCATTTACCATTCTTAAGAAATTTACATAAGAACGGATATTATCTTGTGATTTATCGTGATAAGAAAGTACTATTTCTACATAGTCTTTTGCTTTATTATCTCTTGATAAACTTTCTCCTTCAAAATAAATAGGTTTAACTAGCATATTTCTTTCTGTTTCTTGTGATATTTTAGAAAGAAGTTCTACTATTCCACCTTTAGAATAGAAAGTTTGTGTTCTACCATCACGTTCATCAGATAAATTAAATCTAAGTCCCTTAGTAATATAAGAAGCACCTTCACAAAAATCTGCTATTATATTAAATTTAAATTCAGTACTTTCTTTAAATATCTTTTTAGATGGTTTAAACTTTACTATAGTTCCAGTTTGAGTAGTTTTACCTATTTCTTCTACTGGAGATAATATTTTTCCAAAAGAAAAAACTTGACGGAATATCTTTCCTTCTCTTAAGACTTTTACTTCTAGGTCTTCAGAAAGAGCACAGGCTGCTTTACAGCCTATGCCATGAAGACCAATAGAATTATTATAGATGCTATTATCAAGTTTACCAGTAGAATGCATTATAGTAAATAGAACAGTAAGTGTACTCATATCTTTAAATTCACTATGAGGAGATACTGGTATACCTCCTCCATTATCTTCTACTATAACATATCCATCTTTAGTAATCTTAATATTAATATCAGTACAAACACCTCTTGCATATTCATCTATAGAGTTTGAGATAATCTCTATTATAATATGATGAAGTCCAAGACTATCTGTATTACCAATATACATAGCGGGTCTTAATTGAAGTGCCTCAAGTCCTTTCATAACTTTAATTGCACTAGCATCATAAGACTTACTCATCTATATTTCTCCTTTTTGTGAATTTATGTCATTTGTATCAAGGTACTTAACAAATTGAGCTAAATGTTTTGCTGTTTCTTCTAACTTAGCTTCTTCAACTAAATAGAATACAGTAATCTTTTCTTTTATAATTTCTTTCTTCTTAGCTGCATCATAATAGCTAAATGTAATACTTTGTGGAGCATATGCAAGTGCTATCTTTGATTTGCTAAGTTCTTTAAGAAGTGCATTAAGCTTATCTTGTACTGTATAAGTATTATTACCAGAAGCATAAAGACTTCCTTTTATAGAAATAGATTGGACTACTTTACTAACTTTAGTTTTTGGGTTAAATACAAATTTATTACCTTTCTTTTTATCAAATGGTTTTTTATCACCAAATGATTTCTTTTTAAAATCTTTTTTGTCAGTATTATAAGTTGGTTTACCATATTTTTGATATTTGTCTTTATTAAATTCTTTCATTCTATTAGTCTCCTTTTAATTTTATTGATGTATGATAATGTCAGTTATCATTGCATGTCCTACAACTTTAAGACCACTGAATTGAAGTTCATATAGTCTTACATTTGCAGCTGGATAATTAAAATTATTCTTTCTTATATGAGCTACAACCTTACTAATATCATAGTTATTACTTCTGTATACTTCATTATAATCAAAGATATTAAGGTCAGTTTCATACATAACATCTGCTTCATCATAATAAGTATTTGCAAAAGCTTTTAAGAAATCATAACTTCTCATACCTATTTCTTTAAATCCATATTCATTACCTTCATATAGATTAGCTCTATAGACTGCAATAAGTACCTTATTATTACCATTTAATTCCAATATTTCTTTTACATCCTCTACAAGTTCTGGATGATTTGAAGTGAACGCTACTAAGTCAAACATATTTACCTCCTTGGCTTTATTCATTTTTAAATCTGCTGCTAAAATACTACCTAATACCAAACTTAATTTAGCTATGGACCCATTCATTGCTTCCTCCTTTACTTTTAGTTATTTTAGTATATGTAATTCTTTACATACTTGTTACCATTGTGTTTTAAATCATCCATAAGTTTTGCTATTCCAAGAATAGTATTTATTTCATCTTCTATAACTTTCTTAGTATCGAATAGTCTTACAAACTTAGGATTATCTTTAACTTCTAAATCCTTTTCTCTAGGATTTACCATTACAAGTTTATTACCAACTTCCTTAACTTCTTTTGCATAAAGCATATCTTTAAGCTCTCTTCTTTCTGTTTCATATATTTCATTCATAGCTATTTCTATTACTTCTTTATTTCTTGCATATGCTTTATTAAAATGATTAAGTGTTCCAGCACCTGCTGATGTATTATAAAGTGTCTTCCATACTTGTGCTGGTGTTTTACCTTTAATATTTATTTTCTTAGTTTGTGCTACATATTTATAATATAAACTCATAGCAACTACAGATGCTTTATGATTATTAGTTAAATCATTAAAGCTTATTTTCTTAAAGTCTATTCCTTCTTTTTTAAGTTTATTATAAAGTTCTTCATCTTTAAGTATATTATTCTTTATAAACTTAAAAGCAATAGGAGTTATTTGTGCTATTCCATGTTTAGAAGAACCTTTAAATGCACCCATATCTGTTTCTGCAGATAAAGTTCCAAACATGATTTCATTCCATTTCTCCAAATCTTCTTCAAATACTAATTTATTTGCTTCTACTACTAGTTTTACTACTTCTTTTTTATCTATATTATAACTTTTAACTCTAGCTTCTGCTACGAAGCTAGACAGCACTAACATT